AGCGCCGGCAACGTTGCCATCAACATATTTTGTGCCATCAAACACGGCAGCCGGGTTGTCATCATTGGCAATCAAACTTTCACCGGCAACACCTGATGATGCTGCACCGGCAAGGGTTTTGTAGTCACCAAACTTGCGGTTGTTGAATGAATCAAACACTGCCGACGATGTGCCGTCATCCATGCGCAACCAATAACCAACGCGCACGTCAGACAAAACCCGATAGGCCCATTCTGAGGGCAACGTCAGCAGGTTCAAAACTTTGAACCCATCCGATGCGGTGACAGTCACCGTGGCATCAGTAGGGTTGTCATAGGTTTGCGGCCACTGTTCAATCCAACCAAAGAACAGGTTGGTGGTTGCACCCGCACCATATTGCGCGCGGATACGAACAGGGCGCAACGGGGTCAATGCCCCGTAGTAGGGGCCTGCCGTGTGTTCAGGGTCAAACCTGCGGTCAGCGTTTGACAATGTGATTGATGCTGAACCGGTTTGAAATGCGTCTAGTTCTGATGAACGGCCCCGACTGGTGGACACGTTGCGCACATATGCGCTCACATCTGTCCAGTTGATTGATGCGAGGGTTGAACCCAACGGCACCCGGTTGGTTCCGGCTGTGGTACTGAACCCAATTTCAACTGTGAACACCACACCATCAATCAGGGTTGCGGTCATGCTGCCCGCCACCCGTCACCGGCACGACGTTCATACGCTGAAATTGCTTCAACAATGGTTTGCCCAATCGCCGCTTTGTCAGCAGTAGCGGACACATTCACGTTGATGTTGTAGACACCACCGCCACCGCCAATTCCTTTGCCACTGAACAATGCTTTTTGTTGCTGTGCGTTCAGGATCATTTCGTTATCGTGCAAAACGGCGAGGCCCGAACCGCCTGCCATTGATGTGTTGAAATACCCGCCTGATGCGAACCGTGGAAGTTTCGGTGCACTGATTGTGTTGCCGCCAATGACAGGAACCCAACCGGGAACAGACCATGACAGTTTGCCCACTGTGTTGTTCCATGCATCGGAAATGAAATTGAAGGCAGTGCGGAACGGCCCACTGATTGCATCTGCAATGTTTGAGAACACACTGCCGATGATGTCTTTGGCGGTTTGGAAAAATCCCCAAACTGTTGCAATGCCGTTTTTGATGTTTTCAAATACACCACTGATGAATCCCCACGCTGCACCAATTGCACCGGTGATTGCTGACCACACGGTTTGCACAACGTTCCACAAAAATTGGTAGTAGTTCACAAGGATTTGAATGGCGGTTTGGATGGCATCCCAAATCACTTGAATGACAGACCACGCAAATTCAATTGCCGTGACAATGCCGGACCACACGTTTTGCACAACATCCCAAAGGATTTGGAAGTTGTTCCACATGAACATCACATAGGCAACAATTGCTTTGAAGTACGCAATTGTTATTGCCACAACAACACCAGTGACGGTTTGGATTCCTTCCCAAATCGTTTTCCAGTTAGCCCAAAGAAACTTGCCAACAGCGACTAGCGCAAAAATTGGCACAAGGATCGAACCAAAAAGTAGCGCAATAATTGCTGCATACGCTTTATGGTCCATGATCCAGCCCCACACTTTATCCCAATTGTTCCACAGATAAACAATTGCGGCGACAACTGCGGCAATGGCCAAACCGATTGCAATGAACGGTGCGCCTGCCGCAATTGTTGCGGCGGCGGCGGCAATCATTCCGGCGGTGTACATAGCCAATGCAATGACCATCACACCACCCAACACGGCTGCCACAATTTTCATCACATCCTTGTGTTCCATCATCCAATTGGTCAGTTGTTCAACCTTTGGACCAACCCGGTCCATTGCATCACCAATGGCACCAAACACTTTGGTTGCAATCGGTTCAAGCGCGACGAACACCCTGTTTTTCAACAGGGTCAGTTTCTCAGCAAAATCTTGTGTGTCTGCACCGGCACCCAAAATGGTGTCACTGCCGCCCTGCAAACTGGTCAACATGTCCTGATACGACAGTTTGCCCTCACGAATCATCGCGGCAAACTTGGGGCCAGCCTTAGCCCCAAACACATCCAGTGCAACCCCTGCGGCATCAACATCAGTTGGCGCATTTTTGATTGCATCAAATGTTTCATTGAAAACAGTAGTTGCATCCTTGCCGCTTTTTGCAGCAGTCGCCAACGTCCTAGACAACGCAGGCATCACATCTGCCGCATCAACACCAGCCTTGCCCAACGTCGCGAGAAATGCCGCCGATTGGTTGAAATCCAAACCAACCGAACGCAACACAACACCGGCACCGGACATTTGCGATGACAAATCCGCAACCGAAACCCCTGATGCCTGTGACGCTCTGAACAACAAATCAAGTTTGCCGGACTGCTCACCAGTAGACACACCGAAGTTTTGCATCACATCAGTGATTGATTGAACATTGCCCGCCAGTTCCGTGCCGGTAATGCGTGACAGTTCCAACGCCTGTTGTGAAAGTAGTTGCAACGGCTGACCGGTCAACCCAAGTTTTTGGTTGAAACCCGTGACCGCTGCACCCGCATCAGCAAACGATGCAGGCACCGCACTGGCAACCGCTTTCATATCGTTTTGCAATGCTTCCAACGCAGGCCCCGTTGCCCCGGTCCCCGTTCTGATTGCATCAAACGCTTCATCAAATGATGAACCGATTTGATACAACCCAACACCGACTGCACCGGCACCGGCAAGAATGCCAAACCCAACCGCCCCCATTGCTTTGGTGGTTGTGCCCAACTTTTCAGTGGTGGCCTTGCTGAACTTGTCCAGTTCATCCGTCGCGCTTTTCAGTCCCTTATCGTTGAATGTCGAAATGACGTTCAGCACAACGGCCATGACTGGCCCCCTATCTCATTGCGTTCAACTGCGTTTGCAGTAGTGATTCTGATTCTTTGATTGTTGCAACAACTTTTGTGGTGATTTCTTTTTCACCACCGGCTTCATCCCATGCACGCCAAATCAAACGTGACGGTTTGCCATGTTGGTTTTGAATGGCTTCAACAAACGCATGTGTGGACGGGCCACGCCCTGCTGTTTCAAACGCTGCACCGGCTGCACTGCTGTTTGAAATTTTCCATGCCGCCTGTGTCACTGCGCCTTTGGAACGTCTGCCGCCTTGCCTAACTGCAATGCCACGTTTTGCCAGTGCCGAATTCCAAAACGGCAAACGGCTATCCATGTAGCGTTGGCCTGCGCTGCCGTAGTTCCAACCTGACAACGGTTGATCAGGCACAAACGATTTGGCACGTTTCGCAATAGGGCTAAGGGTCGCCCTGATTTCCTTGTCCATCGCTTTGCGCAATTCAGGTGAATATTCTTTCATCAACGCTTTTGTTTCAGCGTAGTTGTACAACGCACCATCCAAATCCCAACCGGAACGCCCGGTGAAATCTGATTGCGCTTTTGCTTTGAATGACGGTTTGGGTCGTGATGCCATGACGTTTTCCTAGCGTGACCTTTCGCGTGCCTGCTGTTTCAACAAACCAACGATTGCAAAAAAAATGTCGGGTGGTGTGTTCAACAAATCAACAGGGGAAATGCTGGTGGCAACAGCGACCTGTGCCACCAGCAATGTCATGGATTCGCCAAAGGGACGCGCTCAACCTCGCCGGCTTCAATGCTGTCAATGCCCTGCAACCATTCATCAAACGGTTTCACAACATGACCGGAAATATGTGAGGCTTTCCATGCGGCCCAACACAACGCTTCATATGACGCTGATTCCCCAAACAACTGTTGCATGCCCTTACCAAACTGCCGTTCGGCGGACACAATCACCAGTGGTGTGACATTCACATCATACGCTTCACCCTCAGTAGGGCAGACCCGTAAACGCATTAGCGCGGCCATGCTAGGCAGTGGCCTTTGCAATGGTGCCGTCAACCGGCCATGTGATTGATGCAGTGGTCAGTTCGCCAACCTGCGCATCCAGTGGCATCCATTCAGTCACCAACACATTGAAGGTGTAGGACGGGTTAGCGGTGCCGGTGGTGGTTCCGTTCGGTCGAACAACAACTGCGGCGGTGCTGCCAAGTAGCGGGTACAGGGTGGCTTCAACACTGCCTGCACCGGTGTAGTCATTGTTGAAATCAATGGAAACACTGTTGTCAGCGAGTCCACCAACACGACGCTTGGCAGTGTTGCCGAACGTGGTGGTTTCGATTTCGGCGCGCGTTGATGACAACGTGACCTTTGTGATGTGCTGGCTCAAATCAACGCCACCGATGGTGACTGCTGCGTTTGTAATTACCTGAGGCATTTTGGCTCAGTCCTTTTCATTGGTGACGGGTGCGGCCTTGACCGCTTTGGATACTGGTGTGATGTGTCCTGCATCAATCAGATGTTGCACATCAACTGCGGCAAGGTCATCATCACTGATGATGTTGCCGGGTTCGTGACCAACCACATTGTGATTGCCAACGATTTTGTATTCACTCACGTTTGTCCCTTTCTAGGCGTGAACGGTGATATTGAATTCACAGGTGGTGTAGGCGGCATCACCAATTGACAGCGGGCGCACGCTCACCATTTCTTCAACAATCAATGTTGATGCGTTGCCGTCTAGTGTTGGGTCGGTTTCAATTGCGGCACGCACTGATTGCGGGCCATCGTATGAAAGCCAACTGTCCATTTGGCGTTGTGCGGCACGGTCACCCATGCGCCCTGCAATCAGCGAGATCACATAACGCCATTCAGACAAACCGCCACGCATCGCACGGTGGTATGTGACTGATTGCAATTGGATCACTGCCATTGGCGGTGCAACCTGTTCAGGCAAATGGTCTGCGACACGCAAACCGGGAATGGTTGCCAATGATGTGGCCAATGCGTTTTGAAGATCGGAACCGTTGCCTGCCATTAGGCAACCACTGCAATGCGATATGGGCGCAACATGCGTTCAACATCAGGGTCAATGGCACGCACTGTGATGGCACCCAAATCCCCGAACCCGGCAACACCCAAAAGGGAATCACCACGTTTCACCAATCTGCCTGCCAAAAGAATGCATGCAGATTTCACAGGTTCCGGCACGGCAGGCCAACCCCATTTTGCAGTGACCTGAACACCAGCCGGGGCAGCAATAGTCGGGAACACCCCCGTGGCGGTGCCACGGATTGATGTGACTGGCAAACCCTTTGCCGTGGCGTTCAATGGTTCACTTTGAAACTGTGATGCCGTGAGCGTGGTGGGGTAGGTGCCGTCGCCTGTGCTGTCTGTTTTCACAACCAAACCGGTGGTGGTTGAAATGTCATCAACAAACACAACATCAGTTGCGTTCGCCACAAACACCCGTGCCGTTGCTGTTGCGTCAGCGTAAAATCTACGATCACAATGCTGATCAATTACCCGTGAGGCCTCACTGATTCGTGATTCCAACAGTTCATCATCAACTGTGTCCATGATGCGCATGACGGCTTTTAGTTCGTCAAGTGTGCAATATCCGTTTGTGATTGCCATTCATTGCACCTTCCATGCGCGAACGTATCCGCTAATGATTTCGGGAACCCCTAGTGCAGCCATGTGCGCTGCAACCTGTTCACCTTTTCCGTGTCCGTTTCGGTTATCGTCAACGGCCACAATTGAACCGGGTTGCAGTAGCGGCCAAACAATTTTCAGTTCAGCCAAATGATGTGCCGCTGCGGGTTCGGGGTTGGACCAGTCCACATCATAAGAATCCAAATACAAAAAATCTATGTGCGAAATCTCGAGATTTTGCAACACCTGCAACGAATCACCAGTGATTGCCGTTGTACTAGTCAAACCCAATTGTTCAACTAGTTCAGCGCCTACCGGGTCCAAATCAATTGTTGTGACATGCCCACCCAACTGTTCAGCGTAAGCATTCCAAACAACAGTTGACTGCCCATCGCCACCCCAATTGCCTGCCAACCGGACAGTGCCGGTTTCAACAATCACACACTGTGGTTGCAACATTGCGGTGATGCGTTCAAACGCATCCAACCGTTGCCCCAACAATCCCCACGGAATCTGTGCCGTACTCATTTGGCCATCTGTTCATCAATGTGAGAAAGGATTGGTTGCCAATACTTTTCAAACACAATGGCATGATCATATGTTTCAGCGTGCGCACGGGCAGCCTGTCGGCGGTCTGTGTCGTTTGCATGTTCATACGCGTCATTCAGATTTTCAACAATTGAATGCACAAGTGGTGTGGCAAACCATGTTGCCTGTGCCGCATCCCAATACGGTTGCACTGCCGTCAACCAACCTGAACCGTCAACCAATTCAGGTTGTGCAGTGAAGTTGGAAACAATGGATGGCACACCACAGGCGGCGGCCTCTAACACTGGCACACCGAAACCTTCACCGCGTGATGCCAACAAATGAACATCCATTGATGCCATCAATGCGGCAATCACATCAGATGACAAACCTGCGTAATAGCCCCACTGGTCAACCCACACGGTGCGATTGGTGGGAATGCCACACGCATCCATCAACCTGATCAGATCAATGCCGCCCTGCGCACCCCGTTTTTCTGTGTGCATGTACAACCAAACATCATCATGTTCAGCCATGAACTGCCCCATTGCCAACAGGTTCTCACCAAACGCTTTGCGAATTGGTGCGGTCCCTTTGTTGGCGGCAACCATCCCAACAACAAACGCGTCATCAGGAATGCCCAACGCTGTACGTCCGGGGGTGCCATCAATGGTTGCATCAGGGTTGAACACTGACGTGTCCACCCCGTGCGGTGCATACATCGATTCAATGCCCGCTTTGTTCAGCATGTCCAAACCAAACTTTGACATTGCAATAGGCAACACGTTTGGTTGTTGGCACCAATCAATCACATCATTTGGTGCTGGCAAATGATCAATGGGCACCCATGATGCAATCAGCGGAATGGTGCTGTTGTCGCGTCCTTTGTAAACCCAACAATCAAACAGTGTGATCAACGCTGTTGGTTGTCCGGTTGTTTCTTCTGTGTAGCGGGTGTGTGCGCCAAGTATGTCTGCACTGTATGGATGGAATCCGGTGGGCAAAACTTCAATGCCTTCCCAACCTGATATCCCACCTTGCAACCCGTAGTTCACTGACAGGGTGACGGTGCGCCCTGCCTGTTGGCAGGCTTTCGCCAATGCCCCTGTTTGCACCCCGTAGCCGGTATTCGCCCACGGTGCGTTTGAATGAATGAGAACACCAACCGGGTCAGCCGGTTTGCGTGTTGTTGTTCGTCCGTTGTGTTGAACACTGCGTTGTTTCTTGCCCATAAGTTTTTCCCCTGTTGTTGTGTGCCCGTGGTGCGTGTGATGGGTTCAAACCACGGGCAAGTTTGAAACCCATCACACGCGAATTTGCCAACCAAATGAATGGTTGGATCAGACGGCGGTGCCGCCCTTGAAGTACCACACTGCGTTTGAATCGACAACGTTGCCGTCACCACGCCATGTGACACGGAACGTGATCAGATCATTCACGAAGCCAACTGAGTCATCACGCGCAACGTCCAGTGAACGGACCTGCCGCACATAATAGGCATTCGCGAAATTACCAAACAGAACCGACTTTGCAGCGGTTCCAATTGCAGCAACATCCGGGTTTTCATAAACCGGATATCCAAGCAACATGTCAGGCTGGTCAACCTGCAACGCAGGCTGCCAAAGGTACTGACCATTGGTGTCTTTCAACTTACGGATGACGCCAAGCGTGCTGCCACGCATCTGCCATGCAGCGCCCTGACGGCGGTACGGTGATGGGCAGGTGTAAACCATGTCCACCAAATTATCGGCAGACGGTCCACCAAGTGTTCCGGTTCCACCGGTAACGGCAGACGATGCGCCGGTAACGATGCCGGTTGGTTGCGTGGTGCCTGTTCCGATGGTGAGGCCAGCATTCACTGCCGTACCCATTCCGGTAGCGGCCTGACGTGCAACAAAATCAAGCAGGTTGATGCCTGAGTCCTCTACAACCTCACGGCTGAGTTGGAACGTTGCCGCATACTTGAATGCGCCAAGCGTTACAAACGCTGCAAACGTCGGATCACTTTCGGTGATCGCGGTACCTTCACCAATGATGCCGGGGGCAGTGTAGGTGGCGGTGCGTGGGATTTGCAGGTTCTCGCCACCGTTGGTGGTGAGGATGGTGACGACGTTGCCGTCGAGCATCGGACCTTGAACAACAAGGTGTTCGACAAGACGGTCATAGAACGAGGTCGGAACCGGTGCGCCGGTGCTGCCCTTCGTCACATCACGCATTTCAAATGAATGGTTGCGACGCTCACCCATAGCAATTGCACGGATGATGTCAGAATCATTCTGAACATGTGCAGCAACTTCACGCGAACCGAAATCAGCGGGAAGGCCAAGTGCAGCGCGTGACTCATCGATAGCACGCTCACGCGCTTCACCATCAATGAGAAACTTGCGGCGGGAATCTAGTGCATCAATGTCATCATTGATGCGGTTGAACTGTTCCGATTCTTCACCGGAAAGGTCACGACCTTCAGCGGCAGCATGGTCAAGCAGGTTCTTGGCCTGTTCCCATGCGCTCGCGCGCTGTTCGGTCAGACGGGTGACAAGTTCGTCAGCCATTTGATTGTCCTTTCATGGACGGGGTAGGGGTTTGTTTTTGTGTGCAGGTGGTTTCAAGTTGGTGGTGCCATTGCGCAAATGGTCCGGGCAACTGTTCCGGGCTGCGATGTTTTCGTACTAACGCTTTGCGGTTAGTTCGACAATGCGACGCGCCAACGCAACGGGCATGCCGGTGCTGTTGTCTGCGCCATCGGTTTCATCAATCGCACGCACCTGTGTGCCTGCGGTTGCAGGATACGCCGGGAATCCCGTGACTATGGATGTCTCCACCAGCATGATCTCCCGCAGTTCCCTGCTGTTTCCATCTTCAGACCATGAATCGCCACCGGTCGGAATTGAAAACCCAAATGACATTGAATGAACAACACCTGCATCAATGAGGGTGGCAAGGTCACGGGCTGCGGTGGTGTCAGGCAGTGTGGCCTCTACTTTCAAACCGCGTTCATCTTCATACAGTCGCATGCTGCCGTTGCGTGTAGTCGCCAACGGTTGCCCCATGTCATGATTGATGAACAGGCGAACTTCACGACCACTGTTCAGTGAACGGCGAAACGCACCGGGTGCAATTGTTTCAATGAACGGCAACGGTTCCGATGGTGAATTGAACACTGCGGCATATCCGCTGAATTGAATGGGGGCATCACTGGTGCCGTCAATGGCACGCAGTTCCAAACCGCCAACTTCAACACTGCGGAATTCAACATCGCGACCACCAACCCGGCGGTTCTCAATTTCAAGTGTTGAATAGCGAACAGTTGCGGTTTCTTCCATTGGTTCATCAACCATTGGTTCATCAGTCATTGCAGGTTCCATTTCAGTTTCCACCGGAATATCAACCGGTGTTCCGATAAGTTCCCCTGCAATCACCCAACGTTTGCAAATCGCTGACGGCAAAATTTCCCCGTCAACAATTTCACAGGCGTTTCCACCTTCAAAAAATACGCAACTGCTGCACACCATTCCTTCATCGGCAAACGGTGATTCGGCCATGTAGTGCGCACCATCAGGGCCAATGCCCTGATCATATTTGCCGAACAGTTCCACCAATGATTCATCATTGTCATACTGTGCAACCTGTCGTGGGGTCAAAGGATAGACACCCTCACCGTTGCGTGTTTCGGTTTCGTTCATGTCAATCCTTGAATCATCGTTGGCAACGGTTTCCATGATTGCTTTGGCGCGTGACCAACCTGCATCACCACCCCACAATGCCCATGCAATGCGCCCGTTGGACGGATAGCCGGGTTCATCAGGTGAATACCCTTCACCCTGTTTGTCGATTTCATGCCGGTCAAAATAGGCTTTGATTCTGCGCCATGTATCAATTGGCAAATCACGTTGGTTCACAATGTCACGCGCACGCGCAATGCCAATTGCAGTTCCACCCCTGCCGTGTTCGCGTCGCCAGTCCAAACCGCGTTGCGCCTCATCAACCATGCCATCAGTGGGCGGGTATGAATCCAACGCGCGCGTGTACTCACCGGCAGTTGCAATTTCAAGTGCAACCAAATGGGCCTGTGCATCATCCATTGTTGGATGACATCCACCGGGCACGGGTGTGGTTTCGTTTTCTTTGACCACTGCGAACCCGTCGCAACCTGTTGCGTTTTCAATGATTGTGTACGGCATCAGTTCATTCCGGCGGGTCGGCATCAACGCCAGCGGGATCGGTTGGGGTACTCATTGGGGCACCCGGCAACGCCATTACAAATTCATCGCCACCGATGTACGGCTCACGGCCTTCAATGCCACGCGCTTCATTCGGTGTGAGAATGCCCGACATGATGCCAGTCTGATATGCACGCAACCGGGTGATTTGATCGGCACGCAAAAAGCCTGCCGTGTCAAACGCAATTTCATTTGGTTCAGGCATCAACGTAGCCAACGCCATTTCAATGCGACGCAACCACGGCAACAATGTATATGTCACAAAATGCATGCCAGCGGATTCAACATTTTGATAGGTCTGCGAATCGCCACGCGCACCAATCATGTACGTTGGCACCCGGAAAATGCGGGCAACCTGTGCAATCTGTTCCGCACGCGTGTCGTTCATTTGCGAATCAGCAGCGGAAGTTTGAATCGGTTTCCATTTCATGCCACCGGTTAGCACTGCCGGTTTGCGGCGGCGGCGGTTCTGTGTTTCCCAAGTTGCCTGCAAAACACGCGCCTGTTCGGCGGTCATGTCGCCATCAACTTCCAGCACGGATGACGGGGTTGCGCCTTCACCGTAGAACTGTGCCAAATGCCGTTCCATTGCCAATGCCAAACCAATAGTGGTTTTCTGCATCTCAATTGGTGAAAGGCCTTTTGCTGATTGCGGTGGTGTCCACCAACGCAAATGAAGCATGTTGTCTGCGGGGATTGTGAAACCGCCGGTGGTGTAATACCGCTGACGGTTCACAATCGTCACCTGCACATCCAAAGGGTGCAACGGTTGCAGCGACAACGGCATCGATGTGGAAGGGTCGCGATCTACAAAAATGTAGGCGTTCCCGTGCAACGCCAGTGACGTAACAATCATGTGCATCAGTTCATACTGTGTGACAGTTGAACTAGCGGAAAGCCAACGGGGAACTGGCACACGTTCGCTGCGGTCGCCAACATGTTTGATTGCCCGCACCGGCAACGATGCAACCGAATCCGCAATGAGAGACACACACGCCAACACGGCGGTCACTTCCAACGCGTTTGATTCAGTAACGTTTTCACCGGACCAGTTCGGGCCGGGAATCCAGTTTGAAGTTTTGATTGGATCAGGTGCCAACAACGCACGCTTTGAAAAAAGACTCATCTAGTGGCCACCAAAAAACAGGCACCAATCATCAACACACCGGCTGTGATCAGTGCAAACGAAATGCCGAACGCCAACCCAACACCGGCAACAATCAGACAGGCACCCAACGTTTCAACAATGGTTGTGAAAATGTCAAGCATCTAAGGCACCCCACGGGTCAAGAATTTTGGGATCAGCAGTTGCACGCAAATCAGCAGACACATGCCCATACAACGCAAGCGTTGCAGCAACCAACGGGGAAACATCCACCGTGGTATCACGGCGATGCCACGCCCACGCATCACCCAATGAACGACGTTTGGCACCTGCCACCGCTGCGGTCAATGGGGTTTGGTCAATGTGACGCAACTGGCGAGTGCCAACCATGTCATAGAACCTGCCGCAACCTGTGACCAGTTGGCGGGTACTGATTTCTGTGACGTGAACACCTAGCGCGCGTAGTTCCCCGATAAGGGAACCGGCTGCACCAACAGGATCAATCACAAGATTTTTGTATTTGGTTGCCCGGTCATCAGTAGTAAACCAATCCAACACCCAACCGGTGCCGGGACGATTGCCCACAACCTCAACATGTGCAACACCATCATCACGCAACCCGGCGGCGCACAACGATGACATAGACCGCGAGGGTGTCACATCCAACGCCAACGTAGGTTCATCAACAATGCGTGAACGCCTGTCAACACAACCCAACCAATCAGGTTCAGTGATCACCTGCCACGGTGCCGATGCACTGCGGTCCTGACGTTGATTCAAATACGCCCGCCGGAATTCCGGTTCACGCATAGATTCAAAATCGGAACGAATCGCCGCAACCGGAACAGTGATACCCAACGCAGGCATGCACGCACGCCAAACATTTTCATCAGCAATGTCCACATCATCAGGTGCAGACCATTCAAAAAAAGCAACTGATGATGTTTGCCCCGCTTGCGCGCGCATACGTCCATCATCAATTTTGTCATTCAGATACAAAGAATCGTTGGTGCCTGCGGTAGACACAATCCACAACTGTGGTTGTTTGCGTGTCACCATCGCAGGTTTCATTGCCTGTTCCAGTCGGTCATCCTGCAACGCGAACGCCTCATCGATGACACCCAAATCAAGTTGTGCGCCATGCCCTGCGGATTCAGTAGTTGCCAACAGTGACCACAGGGAACCGTTCGCCCAACGGATTGCTTCGCTGCCATTGGTGCGGCGCACCTGCATTTGTGATGCGAACGGGGAACGTTCCAAAACAGGGACGTGTTCATCTTCCCATTTCAGGCGGGCATCCTTGCCGGTCTGTGCCGTGTATGCGACACGCTGCCGGTCACCCATCGCAATGCAACGGTGAGCCATCGCCGCCAACATCAACGTGGTTTTCCCGGACTGGCGCGGAACCGTCAACCGCACTTCACGATATGCCAACCGCAAATCACCGGTGGCAGGGTCAGGTTCCAGTTCAAACGCAATGTCAACAATGTGACGTTGCCACGGCATCAGCGGTGTACCCAACAAATCTGCAACCTGTGCAACCCGTGGCCCCAACGTGGGCCTGTCGGTTCTACGGGTTGACCATCGGGGCTGACAGTTCAGCAAGGATTCGTCCCAATTCGTCAGAAGGTTCACCATTGCGTGTTTCCAATTCTGACAGCGTTGCCCGTAGTTCACGCGAAATGGCCGCTGTCGCCATGCCCGCATCAGCATCCAACGCGGCGGCGAGCGTTACCGCCAACCTGCCCAACGCATCAGACACAATGGAAACTTCCAACTGTTTCAATGTGGCACGCACCGCTTTTTCATTCAGCCCCATCAGCGTGCGCCTCACAAATTCAGTGACAAAACCCAATCATTCAAATCAGCAAACCCGGCAGCACACTTGCGCCAGCGTTTGCCCGTCACCGTGATGTACCTGCCCGTGCCATAAACCTCAACACCACCGGACATGACACCACGACCAACATCACCAAACCCCCACACATGCAACCCCGAACCTGACGGGGACACTTCAACATATGTGGCAGGCAAATCAGACAACAGATCACGCACCCAATCTTGCGCGCGTCCCCGGTCATCCAAACAATCATCAATGTCAACACACATGATGCGATCAGTGTGCGACAACACAAACCCATACCCAACACCAACATCAGATGATGCAGCCGCATCAAATGATGACCATGTTGCCGGGTTTGTAGAACTGGCAGCACCGCCACGCGACTGCAAAGGAACCTTGCGTGCGCTGTACCGGACCCACCGGGGAACATCACGCAACGTTGCAGCAGGCAGTGATCGATGCCACGTCACCCGGCACCGTGCCGAACAGGTGAGAGCATCGCCACGCATCATGAACGGCAACCGTGAATTGCACACCAAACAGAACATGACCCAACCCTAGCGGGTAACGGCTACACAGTTCTGATCAGGTACAACGTTCAAAAAAACAGAAAAAATCAGAATTTCCCACAGGTTGCCCCGTAAGCAATCGAACACCCCACAAATGACGGATCACTCACACCAACCCCACACGGCCATCACAAGGCACTACAGTGGCCTGTGCAGGCTCCCCCGCATGACACGGGGGGGGAACGGATGGGGGCATCGGGGTATCTCTATGGCGGTTTTCAGAAAAACGGGGTGGCGGGGGGGTCACCACGTCCGTGATGCAGGCATGTTGCGTGATCCGTCAACGGGTTTTGTTCCGCGACGACTGTTGCACGACCTATGCGCTGGCATCATGTTGGTGGTGTCTTCCCCCATGTGGGGGGCTACCGATAGCGGCACAATGTGATCAATGGTGTCCGCACCGGGTTGTCCGCATAGCCAACAGATGTTGTTGGTTTCCAGTATGCGTTTGCGTTGTGTTTGGAACTTGCGGGTGGATCGTCCTGTGTACTTGCTTGGCATGTGTTCACCGTGTGCCGTGCGTGTGCGTGTTCAGTCAACGTTTGTGTTGTGTTGTGTACGCGTGTGGGGGGTGTGCCGTCAGTACCTGTCTGCGTGACACACCCCCCCGATTGCAACACATTGTATTTGGTTGTGTGTAGTAGTTCCACTGTTTGTGTTGTGGTTGTTGGGTTCTCAGGTTGTCACCATGTCACCATCGGTTTGGTTTCGTCTTTGCAACATCCATGTGCCGCGGTCTGTTGTTGCGCGCGCTCGGGTCCATGCACGGTGGCAGGCTTGGCATAGTCCGCTGCGTAGTCTGTCGTTTCCTTTGCTGGTGGTGTAGTGGTCGCAGGTTAGGCATTGGCTGTTGGGGTGTTGGGTTGGTGGGTGTGCGGGGTTTGCCCATGTGGTGATGATGCGGTGGATGGTGGCGGCGTTGGTGAGTGCGTGTTGGGTTGCGGTGTGTAGTTGGTTCCAGTCTGTGCGGGCTGTGTCTTTGGTGTGTAGGTGTTGTTCTAGTCCTGCGGGGGTTGATGGTGTGGATGTGGGCAGGTTGGTTTGGCTGGTGTTGGTGGGGTAGCCGGGTTGGTTGTTTTGTAGTTCGGTGGCGGCGGTTTCGATTTGGTCAATGATTTGGTTCAACAATGTGATGGTGGTGTGGATGTTGATGAGGGGTTGGCGGTTGTTCATTGTGAGCCTTTCAGAACGGGTTGAATGGTTCGGTGGGTTGGGGGGGTGTAACTGTTTCAGCGGGTGCGGAACGGTTGGGTGTTTTGGGTTCTGTTTTTTCTGTCCCTTCAACTGTTCCGTGCGCCCCTTTTAGTAAAGGGGCGGCGCGGTTGGAACAGTTAGATGTTGGCAACTGTTCCGCATTCGGTTGGAACAGTTCGGAACGGTTGGAACAGTTAGGTTCAGGCTGTTGGTTGTGTGGTGTTTGTGGCATTGTTTCGGGGTCTGTTTCGTCACTGTTGATTGGGTCAATGGTCAGTGTGTCAATGGGGTCGAATCGTTGCAGCAAGGTGAGGTTGAACCCACCGCCCTTGCCTGTTCTCACGGTGCGTTCCACATATCCCAACGCAATCATTTCTTCTAGTGCATCCTTCACTTGTCGGCGGGGGTGTGGGTTGCATGCGTCCATCAACCGGTTTTGTGTGGTGGTTCCCATGCCTAACACCCGGCTGATGGTTTCCATGATGGCGTTGGGTTGGGTGTGGTTGGGGTCTGTCACGGTGACATGCACACCGGTTTGTGTGTCTGTGACTGTGATGTTGGCGACGGTTGCCCCATGCTGATAGTTGCCGTGCCTGTCTTTGGCCACGGTCAGTTTCAGTTTCCCTTCCATGCCTTTGGCGGGTGGTGTGGTTGCGTCTACCCGGTAACTGGCACCATCGATGGCGGCAAGTTTGCGTTGTGATCCGATGGCAAACCGTTTGTTGGATTCATTGGATTTGGGCACATGGTCTAGCAGTAGGACGGTTGCACCGGCACGGGTGATGCGCCGGGGTACTTTCCGAAACCATGCAGCGATTTCTTCGTCTGCGTTGGGGTTGATGCCGTCCATGCTGACGGCCTCGCCGGTTGAATCAATGATGCACAGGGTGATGTTCAGGGTGATGATGAGGGTTTCAAGGTAGTGCCCTGCGCGTTCAGTGAATGGCATGACGGGGCTGATGTAGGTGAATCGTTCAATCAGTTCCGTGTCGTCACATCCCAACTGGCGCATGCGGTCGGTGACGCTGCCGGGGTGATCTTCGAAATCTAAGAACAGGACACGTTGGTGTTTGTGGATGGTTTGCGCTGCGGTGGTCATGGCCACCCATGTTTTGCCGCTACCGGATTCGCCATAGAGGGCGTTGATGCGTTGCGGGTAGAACAGGCAGGCACCGTCTGTGCGTTGCAGCAGTTCAGGTTTTACGGGTTCCCATCCTGTTTGGATGATGGCGGCGAGGTCTGTGGGTTCCCATCCGTGTTGCAGTTCTGATTCATCTGCCGGGGTGGTGGTGGGTGTGTGGGTTGGTGTGATGGGCAGGTTGTTTTGCCATGTGTTGAATGCTGCGGTTTCTAGTTCGTTCAAATAT